ACCTTTTGTTGGATCTACTGCTTGTTGATATGCTGCAGCTTGCAATGCATCTTGCGCAGCTACTTGCGGTGCAAGTTCTGCCATACCCGCTCTTGTAATATTAAACTGTTGTGCCTGTGCCTGTCTATTTGCAAATTGCTCTGGTGTCTCACCTGGTTGTTGAGTTGTTGCAGTGGTAATACTAGGTATCCCTGATTGTCTTGATAAATCCGTTAAAAATGTTTTCTGTGCTGCTTCTATAAATTCTGGTGGTAAAGTTCTTGTTTCTGTAACACCACCTGTCTGATAACCTATTCTGCCACCGTTAGCTCTTGCTTCTTCTCTTAAAAATGAGGGAACTTCTCTTCCTCTTCCTGCATCACCAAAAGCAGATGTAGTAGTATCTATCATCATAGACTTAGATGGTAAATCACCTTCTTGTATCATTTCCATAATTCTAGACATTTCTTTTTCAGAAACTTGTGCACCAGCTAAACTTTTTATAACATCAAGTAAACTTTGCTCTCTTATTTTCTGTGCTTCTTTTTCTGAAACTTGTGATCCAGCTATGGTTTTTAAAATATCTAATATTCCTTCTGCCATTATACTACTCTCTTTTCTAACCTTTTCATTGTATCATACATCCTTTGTGCTCCCTTTTCAATGCTCCCGTTGCCCGCTCCTCGAACCGCGTTAGCTGTCATTACAAATTCATTTTTAGATAACATGGCTGGTACGTCATCTGCTTTTTCTTTTATACCCACAGGCACAAAACCACCTTTGTCTCTGTAGTCTCTCTCCATGACACCTGCTTTATTAGTCTTCATAATACCTGTTGGCATGCCACCTTTTTTTGCTGGTTCTCTATATGTGCCTTGATCTGTAAATGTTCCTTTTTCACTATCAAGAAGATCTCTAAGTTGTTTTAAACTCAACTTATCTAAAAGTCTATCTTCGTAACCTATTTGTTTTAATTTTATTTTTAAGTTAGCACCTTCTGAAAATCCTACTCTACCACCTAATGCATAGGGTATACCGTATTTTTCAGCGTACTCTTGACCAGATAAACCTGCATCTGGATCTTCTGGTGCATTTAATGGTGGCATCATTCCTGGACCCATTAGTGGCATTGGTAATCCAGCTACTTCTTCTTTACTAGGAAATTTTCTTTCTAAAAATTCATCTCCCATCATGTTAACCACTCTATAACCCTCAGGTGCAGGTTGACCTGGTGACCAATTAATTTCTTTTGAATAATCAAAACCTGTCATCATAGGGTCATTTAATTTTGTTAGTTTAGCAGTTTGAGAAACTCTTTTAAAAGGTGGTTGTCCTATAGATTCTAAATACTGATTAAAAGCACTTGCTTGTGCACTGTTATTAAATGTAAGTGGTGTTCCATCTGGTAATACTCCATTAATCATAACTTGTAAACCTGCTCCCATTCCAGCTCCTGGATTTTGTTCTTTAAATTTTGCATAGCCTTCCATAATATCTTGATCTGTCATAGGATCTATTGTTGATTTTTGATAATTAGGACTTGGTGTCATTCCTTGTTCTAACATGTATTTTTCAACTTCATCTTTACTAGCTTTTCTACCACCCACACGCATGTCCATCCCACTGATATTTTCATAAATAGGAAGTTCATAATCATCACCTCCATAATAATAAATACCGTAATCTGAAAGAGCTCCTGGAGTATAACTTTGACCCAATAAATTGTTTGCTGTTGTTGGTGTTCTACCAACATCAGGTGTCGGAGTTGAGATTGTAGGTGTTTGTGTCATAATACCTTCTCCTATAGAGCCTATCATAGTTCTAGATCCATCAGCATTAATTCTAAATTTGTTAGGGCCATCCGTAATAATTGCACCAGCTTCTCCTGCACTAGTAGGTGCCATAGTTTGATTTAAAACATTCAACGCAGCTTGACTTTTATCTTGACCTTCCATTATTGTAGATGCTGCTTTTTTTGAAAGAGGTCCTAGTATACTATCTTCACCCATTGCATATTCTTGAACATCTGTTTTCTGTGGTATATTTTTTCTAGCTCGCTCAAATTGTTGTGCTACTGCAGCTTGATTAGCTACATTACGTCTTATATTTTCTGCAAGTGTATTAGCCATAGTAATACCACCAGTTTGATATTTTATTCTACCACCATCTTTAACATTGACTCTATCAATAAACGCTTGTTTTTCCGATTCTGACATAGATGAATATTCTTTATCAAATTTAAAATAATTATCAAAATACCCTTTCATTTTTCTACCAACGTTTTCTTTTCTTCTAGCCATATATTCTTCGTAAGTTTCACTCTCTTGTTGTGGTGGCTCTTCTTTTAAAAATGCTTCATAGATATATGTTCCTGCTGTTGTAACTCCACCTACTAATATTTGTTGTTTAACCATATTAGATAAATCTCCTATTATAGGGATATTGTCTAATTTTTCAGCGCCTTTTTTTACAAATTCAAAACCTTTTGTGCTTTCTGTTGCTATTTTTTTACCTGCGTTTGCAGTTTCTTCAAAAGGTTTTACTTTATCTTTTTGAAATAAATTTTTTAATGATGTTGTTCTTTGTGAACTTAATGGAGATGTAAATCTATCACCTGCTGTTCCAAAAAAATTTTCTTGCGCTCCTGCTCCACCTAACATTCTAAGACCTTGTCCTCCAATATAAGTTCCTGCTGCTTGTTTAAATGCATCACTGATACTACCTCGTTGATCAAATCTACCTATACCTCTCATCGCTGCTGCAATACCAGGATTAAATGGTGCAACAAACGGTGCAGCTTTAACTGCAATATCTGCTAACTCATTAGGTATAAGTTTTCTTATTCTTCTTTTAATCCCACCAAGAAAATAATTTGTTCTAGGAGTAACGTTAGTTATCCCACCTTTATTACGTAACTGTCTTGGCATTTTTGCTCTATTAATCATATGTATTAAATGTTGTTTATATTAAAAGGCAGGGATTTCACCTGAATTTATACTATTACTTGCTTTTCACAAGTAAATCAAGACTATGTTGTAACCTCTCTAGGCTTAGATTGTAGAGCTGAAAGAACCACATGTAGTCTATTTGCTGTCGCTGCAGTCACTTTTAGTACCTCGCTTTCTTGTAATACCAAAGGTGCTGATAATAATTCTGTTGTACCATTAGATGATATAGATTTAGTCTTAAATAAACTAAATACAGCATCTGATGTATCTGTAATAGTCACTGTTATTGTATCTGCATTTCCAGAATCTTCTGATACTAATATAGATTTTACTATAGCAGTAGTTGCTGTAGGGACAGTATATAATGTTGTAGTGCTTGTTGTTGTTAAATCTACTTTTTTATTTACAAATGAATTAGCCAAAGTAAAAAGCCTCCGCTTCTGCTTCGTCTTTTAAATCTTGTTGATAAGTAGTATTTAATTTTTGCACAATACTATCTACATCTCTAACAAACGATTGTTGTAATTGTTGATCATAATCTTCTGCTGGTTGTGTTAATGCTTGTACTATTCTAGCCATTATCTTCTACCATCAGGTTGATAGTCTATTCTAAATGTACCTAGTTTCCAAAACTGACTAGTGCTAGTATTTTCTACTTTTAAAGATATTTCTCTAGCTCTTGCACGTGTGTCTATTTTTTGTGTGCCACTTGTTATTGTAAACGGTCCTAATGTAGAACTAGCTGCAGTGTCGTTTGGAAAGTCTCTTAAATTTAATGTAACTCTTGCATCACCTGTTTGTGCAAGAAAGTCTGGTATTACTCTTCTTATTTTCATCATAAACTCACCATCACCATTTAAACCTTGTGCACCAATATCGAAATTACCAGATTCTATGTTAGCAGTAATCGCTGTTGTTTGACCTAATTTAACTTGATTTAATCCTGTTTCATGTTCGTAGTATGTTGTTGCACCATCACTATTACCATGGACATAGTTTACATCACTGTCAGCTGTCTCTGCACTAGAGTCGTATTCTGTTGCGTGTGGTTTACCAAATACAGCAGAGTCTTGCCATGCTGTTCTAGCTAGTGTGCCTGTAGTCCACACTGGTCGCTCGTTGCTTGAGTCTAGATAATTGTATGCAACCATTCTATTTACGGTTCCTGAACCTGAGTTAGGATAGAACCACATTACTTCACCAAACAAATTATTTAAACCTGCATTAATGTGTTGCTTTGGTGTTGTATTAATATCATCGTAAACATGATCTTCAACTAAACATGGTAGTGATTCTAATTTACCTGTGTATCTAAAGAAACCATTTTCTGACATCCAATATGCAGTACCATCAACCTCAACAGCTGCGTTCTGTCCTATCAATCCGCAGTTTGTACCAACCTGTTGGAATGAGAATGTAAATGGTGGACCAACAAAACGCATAATAAATAATGCACTATCTGTCCAAATGTAAATTGCATCACGACCTCTGATTGCTCCAACAATTTTAGATCCATCTGCAAGTCTTTGTGTACCTGCAGTGTTAGTAGCACTTGGTGTATAAGTGTTAATGTCCTCTTGAGAAGAAAATCTTATAAACATAGGATCTTGTGTAGATTTAGTTCCAATCGTAGTTTCTGTTCCAAAAAATACTAAGTGTCTATCTGGTGTAGATACTAAACTAAATGCAGAAGCTGTTGGTGCACCAGTTATAATAGTTGCTCTTGTATTGTTTGCTCCAATGGGGTTTGAGTCCCATTCAAAACTTTCACCACCGTTTATGGTTGCAATAAGTTTATTACCTAAATTATCTAACGACCATAATCCTGGTGCAGTTACAATATCTCCTGATGCTGCAGCATTCCATGCAAAAAAGTTAGATGCATCAGTAACTGTTGCACCTGATGAATGTGATGCAGCCGTTGTACCATTTGCACCTCTTGTTAAACCAGATAAAGTTCCACCGCTATTTGATGTGTAAGTTATTAACTCATTATCTACCAACACCGTACCTGATGATGGAAATGATGTTGTACTAGCCATTGTTAGTGATGTTACACTTGTATTTATTGATGAAGATAATGTAGATGTAAACTGACCTGCTTGTTGCCCTCCCCATGATCCAAGACTCCAACCTGTAGATGCAACCTCAACTGCTGGCCCTACAGAATAATAATGTTGAACTCTAATACCACCAGATGTTGATGCACCTGATCCAGATTCATTAGATTCCATTTCTATTGTAAGAGTTGTATCTGTTGGTATCGATGTTACCATAAACTTGTTATCTGTAAAATCACCAGATACAAAACCAGAATTAGTAATAGATGTAAAATTATCTAATAATATAATATCAAATTTATTAACATTGTGTGCAGACGCAAAAGTTAAAGTAACAGTTTTTGATCCATTAGTTGTAGAGAACGCACTTGTTAATGTAGTTGTAGATTTAATTGGGTGTATGTCATAAAATATACCACCAGAATATGCGTATAAAATCCTGTTTGTTCCTAGTATTGCATACTTAATACCTGATGTATTTACAAAGTGGTGTATAGCTGTAGCTCTACCTGTTATCTGAACAGATCCTAATTGTGACCAGCCACCTATTTTTTCAGGTGTGCCATATCTAAAACGAACATTGTCACCATTAACCCATTGGCTCTCACCACCCGTTGAG